ATACTTAGGAAGTAACTCATAGAACATACCTCTACTCAAATCTTTTAAAGTATCAGATGTCAATCTAATTCGAGTCAACATGCCCTCAATCATCCACTCAACATCCTCAACACGCTCAGTTAATAGCTCATAGTCAAGGTATTTGCCTTCACCTCTACACTCATCACAGTCATCTGATACGCTGTGAGATGGATGCTCATAAGAGCTGCTGATTGATACTGTGCCTGTGCCCCAACACTTGCCACATTCTTTGATAAATTCTGTTTTCATACTGTTTTTGTTTATTATTTATAGAACAAAGTTAGTAAGTTTTTTTATATATGCAAATAATTAGCGTAATTTATAATGATTCTAAATAAGATTATCAGGTCTGGACGGGATAAAACGGGATAATATATGTCTATTTAATAAACATTACATCTATCTATGTCGATTTTTAGACATACTTTAGACATACTTTAGACATACTTTAGACATTATTTAGACATAAAAAACCCGCTAAGTGTGGGCGACCGTGTTTCACAATCCATTAACCATAGCGGGTGTATTCTTTTTTTATAGTCCACCTACTCAGCTTGTGAGTAAAGGGACTTGATAATGATCCGGTAACTGTTCTAATGGTAAGTATCCAGATACTATTTTTTAAATCGCTTTACAACAAACTTAGATGCTAATGTTGCAACAGCTTTAAGGAATTTATTTTCTGACTCCACAGTTACCTTAGTTCCTGTCTCATCTTTTTTGATGTTAACATCTACTTTTTTACCATCATAGTCAAGCTCTTGATTGATACCATCTTTGTGGTATTCTATCTCAGCCTTATTTGTTTTTACAATTACATCAATTTTGTCATCCTCAATGTTAACCTGTACTTTCTTAGGTCTGCCTACTTTCTTTGCCATTTTAAAATTCGTTTATTAATACTATTGATACTTTCGCTTGGTCTTTTGCCATGCGAACCATTCTCTCATAATCAGGGTTATTGTTAAGCACTAAGCATCCCTCTGACCATCCTCCAATTTGAGTTGCTACCTGTTGACTACCTTTATTGTAAGTTGCTCCATGAACATTCATAAAGATAATGTTATCCATAATGTTAGTGGTGGGGTTTGTTTTACCATCTGCTGTGTAATCTCTTCTGTAAGGTACTTTGGCAACCTGTCTAAGTGCCTCCATTTTACCTCTGTGAAGTCCATAAGCATAACAATCATAGTTCCATCTGTCAGCTTCCATTACTGCAGTTCCTTTGTTGCCCTTATTGGTAGTGCAAGAGGTTACATATTGGAAGGCTGAGCCCTTGAATATATATACTTTGTCATCAAAGATGTTGTTGCCGTCCTCATTTGACCTAACAAACAACAGCCACATATCAGATGGTATGTTCTTATAAGTAGATAATGACTTGACTCTATCTAAGAGTTGTTTATCAGTGTAGTTCTTAACGTTGCTCATTGCTTTCTACAGTTAATTGTGATATTGTTGCTGCTACTGTTCCTGCTGTTGCTACATATCCTGCCACAGTTATGACCGCTGCAGGTAGTGTGATAGGTGCAGCAAGGATAACTCCTGCTATTGCACCCACTGTAATGGCTGCCTGTTGTACTCTCTTCCAGAATTTTGGAGTGGGAGCGTTCCATCTTTGTGCTATGCTCATTTTAAATTTATTTCTATTAGTTTCTTAACTGATTGAGTGAGCTCACTTATCTGCTCAGCAAGATGCTTGATTTCAAGTTGTGTCATTTTCTCAATGGCTTCATATTTAAACCTTGCCTCATTATCAACAAGTTCAATCTTGCCTTTGAGCCTTCCTTGAGTCTCAATGATATCCTTTTGTTCCTTCATAACACTTCTTAAGTCACTATGTAAACTCTTTAAAAAATACCCTATGCCGGATATGAGTATTGTTATCACTGTAAATGCTACTTCATTAAATCCCATCACAAAATCAATATGCTGTTATTATATCCATTCTCTCTAAATCCTCCACAAGGACAGTCAAATCTACACACTTCCCCACAGTTGCAACCACAATGATCAATCATAGGTCTTAGGTCAGTATCTCTGTTCACCTCTGCTGTAAACTCAGGATATAAGTCCTTATTAGCTATCAAGTATCTTGTTAACCTGGTCTCAAAGAATGAAGCCTTTTGTGCGTAGTGCTCCATCCCAAAGGCTACCTCTGATCGAGTTACTGAACTTGAGAAATCCCCAAACTGAGTCTGCAGTCCTTTGTTTTTAAGTTGATATGTCAAGCCAAACACAGCATCCTCTGCACTCCTCCAAGCTATAACAGGTTGAATGTATGCCACAAGTGCCTCCTCATCATTAGTCAATGTTTGAGCATTGTACTTAGTTAGTAGATAGTTGTAGAATGTAGTGCCTAAGATAGGCATAACTCTGAGCTGTGCCTGTGTTGCTATATATGGAGTAACATCTGTCACATCAACATTGGCTGTGATAGGTGTGTTAGTCTTTAAGTATGTCTCTGTTATAAAGTATATCATGCTGCAGGTGTTTCTGTTTGTATAACATCACCTCCCTCAATTGGAGGTAGTGAAGCAAGAGCTCTTATCTCATTAGGTGTCATTCTCTCAAGTACCTTAGTAGCTACCAATGGACTCAATGAGTTCAAAGCATCTGATGTCTTAGAGGTATCACCTTCAAGTTCTATGATGGTCTCATTAATTATCTGGAAGTTGTTAATTGAGAACTTGCCCGGTATCTTAGCAATGGTCATTATCTCATTAACTATCTCCTCAACTTGTCTCCTCAATGGCATGACTACATTTTTCTCAAATACAACATAAGCCTGCTTGATATCACTGCCTGATCCAAGAGATCCTTGAGTTCTTACTCCCATAAGGATGGGATCTATTGTGTGAGCAAAGCATATCTGCTCAGTGTTAAGGCTTGATGCTTCTTGAAACAGCTTATCATTGCTGTTAGTTGGTAGGCTTTCAATCTTAGGTAACTGATCTTGATTATTAGCAAAGAATGCAACAGCCTTACCTGCATTAGCAGCTCCTTTCAACCTATCAATGGTCTGCTTGATCATGTGTTTTTCCTCCTCTGACTGTGGTCTCTTAGGGAACATCATAGCAAAGGATGGAAATATTGAGTTTTGAATGTTACTCTTAGCAAAATATGATAGCTCGCCACTCAAAAATGCAAAGTTCAAAGCAGATGTGTACTGAGGCAAAGGATACCACTCCTGGCCCAAGGTCATTAACTCATAGCAATAGAGCTGCTCAAGGTCAGTGTTAGCAGGATGATACTTTTTTATCTCTCTCACATCAATTCGAGCTGTCCAATCATCACAAAGGAAGTATGTTTCTTTATCTCTTGACACTCTAACTCTCTCAGGTGAGATGTTTTCTACCTTATATATATCTCCTTTTTTATTATAACACAGCTTGAAGTACACTCTATGGTGAACTATATCCTGCTGAGCTATGGCTCTGATAGTTTTACCTAACTTGAGCTTTCTCTCAAAGGTATATAACTTGAGCTTATCCTCTTGAGACATTTTCTCAGTCTCAATAGTGTATCCTCCTCCTATTGCTGAGTTAGTCTTAAAGTCAACTATAGCACCATGCAAAGGTGATGAGTAATATAGTTGATTAAGTAACTCTGGATAGAGGTTATCCTGCCCAAATGGAATGTATCCTGCTATCTGATAGCGGCCATTAACATAAGGGAGTGATAGGTTAGCTCCACCTACCTTTTGAAATGGAGTAGAGAAGGACTGATATCCCTCCACTACTTCTGTTGCTTGTGGCTTGCTGCCTATAAATCTGTTATACCATGCCATTAGTCATAGATTGAATTAGTTTGTATCCCTGCCACTACCATGCGGCCCTCCTCTATCATAGTCAATCCTGTAGGATCAACTGTTGGAGTAGGACTCTCATAAACTTTATATCTGTATTGTCCCTTAATAAAGTCTATATCAGTAGGCTCATCGATAGTAAATAGGTTATATCTTGAAGGCCATGAGGAACTATCAACTCCCTGCCAATAGATAGGGTTGGCTGTAGTATCAAACTCATCCTCAAATTCAAATAAATAATAAGGATTAGAGATTGTTGTAACCTCTGTAAGTGTCAACACAAAGGTGTTAACAGTATCCTTCTCAAGATATATCATACCTATATTGTATCTCAAAGAAATAATTATTAAAAAAGCCCCACCGAAGTGAGGCTCTTAGTTTATAATCTATGGCAAGATTAAAGGAGACTTGGTATGATAGTAGCATCAACCTCATAAGCCAAAAACTCATTCTCAGCTACAAGTGTTACACTGTACTTAGAGCCATCTGCTCTTGTAGTTCCTGATCCTTCACCTGTTGCAGATAATTGCAAAAATGGGAAGTACCAATATTTACCATTAGCATCCTCAACAATACCTACTAAGTACTGTTGTCCTGCTCCTAATACTTTAATAGCTTTTGATTTCTCTTGATCTCTTCTATGGAACATCAAATTGATAGTTGCAGTTACATAGCTTGAGCCATTAATTAAATCAATAGCAGAGTCCTCTGTAAATGAGGATACGTTTCTTCTGAACTCTAACTCAATGAAGGGGTCAGCTGTAGGTATAAATGTAATACCATCAACAATCCAATTAGTTCCTGTCTCATCTGTAGAGATAGATTGGATGTTATCTTGTTGGTTTACATAGAACTTATAGATACCTCCTGAGTTATTGTCACAGCTTTTTAAAATTGTTTCTAAAGTTGCACAGCTCATTTTAGTTGTTTTTTAATGTTTTAAAATAGGGGGTATTTCTACCCCCGTTATATTTTAGATATAGAATGCGTTATACAATACTATCTCTGCAGGGTTAACATAATGGAATCCTACTTTCATGTTAGCACGAGTTCTCAAATAAGGCTCAGCTACAGTGTCAGATAAGTTAACAGCTTTCAATGCTTTGTCATCACCCTCTGCATCAAATGCATAGATAAGGTTATTTCTCAAAGTCAACAAGATAGTGTTATCTGGCATCCCTTCACACACAACTACATTGATTCCTAAGAATGTTAAACCTAATGGAGTAGTAACATAAGTCAAAGTGTTACCTTGTGCAGCAGCAAGCTCATAAGCGTTAGCTACATTAGTAGATACATAAAATCTTAACTCTGATTTTCTTCTGCTAATAGTTGAAGGAGCAGCAGCAAGTACAGCACTCAATTGGTCAAGTACATTTGATGTATCAATAGCACCATCATATAAACCAACTACATCTGTATCATAGAACATTGGAAATAAGTATCCAGTACATAAAGACAATAATGCATCCTCAGACTCAGTGTTACCCTGCCATCTCAACAACTCGATATCTTGACCGATAGTCATTGCCATTTCATTCCAGTAGTATGACATAAAAGATGCAACAGTGAAATCACCATTAGATCCTTTTGCCATTTGCAATGCTAAGAATGATTGCTCTAAGTCAAACTGACAAAGTTGAGCCATAGCTGACAAAGGACATACATCAATATCAACTGCATCCAATGAATCATTAGGAGCAGTAAAATTACAAGTAGATGCTTGTAAGATGTTACCAAAAGTTACATTAGCAAGTTTTGTCTTTGACTTAATGCCCGGTAAAGAGCGAAAGTTAGATGCAATATCCTCAGATTGAAGATATGCTTTGGAGTAGAACTCCTCAGGGTTGGCACACAATAATGCGTTAGTCTCAACCTCTAAATTAAATTTTAAATTACGGTTCATTTTATTTGGTTTTTGAAAATTTTACAAATTCTTTAAATAGCTCTCTTGAGCTCATCTTTTGGTTCTTAGCCTCAACCTCAATCTCCTCATCTCTTGGAGCTAAGTACTCCTCCATTTGGTTCTTAAGGTCAGCTATGATAGCAAGTAGTTGATTAACTTGCTCCTCAATCACAGGTGATACTATTGCAAGTACAGCCTCAGCATCAGTAGTTGGGTCAACTGCCATCTCAACATCCTCAGCGGCAGCATCTGCCTCCTCCTCTTGCACATCCTCAGCAGCTTCATCAACTGTAGTCTCAGCCTCTTGCTCAGCCTCTTCTGTGGCAGGTTCTTCTGCTGCCAGTTCTTCTTTGTCTTTGATCTCGATAACCTCTCCGTCTTTTACAACATAGATTTTATCCTCAATCAAGTGTTCTCCATCAGGTAACTTCATTGTATTTAGTTTTAATAATTCCGATAGTTTAAGTCCTAAGAATCCCTCAATAGAGTAACCTACTTGACCTGACTCAACAAGGCTATCATAGTACTCCTTATCAGTTACTTGACTTGTTAGCATTAGAGTTCCCTTAGGTACTTCAATACCATAGGTAGTGAATGCTTTGTCCTTTTTAGGGTTCTCAACTATCCAAGCCTCAAGGATGTAAGCAGGGACTTTCTCCTCTGCCTCATGCTCTAAGTTAAAGATATCTTTGTTCTGTAGGTTCTGCATGAACTTAGCATGAATAGACTCAATGACCTCCTCTGTGAATAGCACATCATACTCAGTGCCATCCTCATCTCTACGATATATTGACATTGGTATCATAGCAGGTGCTACAATTCTCATCTTAATATCATCACTGAATGTCATTGGAGTAGCTTGATTGAATGCCATACCCTTTACCTTAATAGCAGGCTTGGCAGTGAAGGCAATCATCTCAATACCTAAGTCCTCTCCATCAGAGTACTCAGGGTCAATAGTTATC